CGGTATGGTTATCTCCACTGATCCAGCTAAGAGCCTCTACTCTTCGAATGAGGTCCATTACTTACAAATGGTCCACAGTCGAGAGCACATAAGGGGCGGGCTTTTCGTGGGGGTCCGGCCCATTATACACGTCTTGAACCACGCCATGTCGCGTGAGCATCAGCGTGTTTCGGGTTGGGATGGTGCTTATCATAGCATTCGGTGGCTGCAACAGTGGGAGGACGCTAGCATGCACCCTTCTTTTAGGGAGGCGTGCCAGTGGCTCAAGGATCATGATCTGAACCTAGAGGAGACGTTGCTCAGTATCCTCGAAGGTGATCAGGATTTTCTCTCTGCGGCCCAAGCAGCGCTCAGTTCAGGATCGGATTCGTGGGCGCGAATACCGGTTTCGTCTCTTAAGGTGAGTTCTGTAGTGTCCACTATTTGCGAACTGCCAGGATTTGAAACCCTGAGGCACCGTTTACCCAATGCGCGCTAGCGCATCGTACCATGTGGGTCATACCACGTGGTGGTTCCGTTTAACCAGGGCTGGTATTTCAGCCCATAACTGTGTAGGAGATTCCTATGGCTAAGTCGAGGGCGGCGAGGCGACGGGCTCGGAAGAATAACATGCAGGTACCATATGCCCGCATGCGTCCGGGTTCGAATCGCATCTCCGATTGGCAAATTGGTAGTGCTGCGTTAACGTCGGCTGGGGTCCTTACGGGACCGAATTACACTACTGGTCCGGGTACTTGGACACTTGGCAATGCGATTACGGTCGCTAACGCCGTGCCCACCACCACCTTGGCCGTCGTGTTGCCACCTGGCGTAGCTGCTGGGGCGCCCGCTATTGGGCGCCTTCGTATCGATGGCATCGCGGGGAGGATTATCTTATCCTCCGCTACTGCTGCCACTCGGTATACTGTGGCTGTCGGGATTTACATATCTGAGGCTTCAGCTGGTGCGGCCAAATACTTGGTCGGTTAAAGATCCCGCTAACGCGGGCTTTGCCGCCGAGGATGATTGGTTGTACCTCGAAGTTCAAGAAATGGAGGTTCCGGCGACAACCACTGCCACTGCGTTTACGTGTATGCAGTTTGACCTTACGCTCAGTGACACCGGTTTGGTCATTGGGACGGGTCAGGCCTTGGCCGTGACCATATCCATGCTCACTGGCGCCGGTGGCGGAACTCTTCGCTACTGCAACGCGTATCGCACTCTGATTGGTCCCGTCGCTTAATGTCGTCTTTTGTGAGGATTTCCTACTTTAACTTGTCT